TGGTATCTCTGCCGCTGTCAACTCTACAGGCTTCAAAGGGTTTTTCCCCTGCAATGGCGTTCTCGGGATGTCCGGTGGCACAACCACTGCGTCTACAGAAACAGCAGACGAAGTAGAGATTGTGCTTTCTGGCGATCCGGGTGGCGACACAGTTGTTGTCCTCAAGTTTTTCGGCATCTCTACCACTTCAGACGCATCATAAACTGACGGGGGCATGGCCCCCTTATCTGGAGGATAAGATGGCTGATACAGTCACAAGTAAGACTATTGAGGATGGCCCTCGCACAGCGATCATGTATTTCACCAACGTCAGTGATGGCACGGGTGAATCGGCTGTTGCCAAGGTAGATGTTTCTGCGTTGAGTTCAGACCCCGCAGGCAAGGGAGCTTGTACCAGCGTCAACATCGAAAGTATCCAGTACACGACCAAAGGGATGGGTGTGCAAATCTTCTTTGATGCCACCACGAATGTTTTGGCGTGGGAGTTGATTGCCGACTACGGCGACACGCTGGACTTTTCTGACTTTGTTGGCCTGCCCAACACCGCCGCCGCTTCTGGTAAAACAGGCGACATTCTCTTCACCACCACAGGCGCGAGTAATGGCGACACTTACTCTGTCGTCCTAAAGCTGAAGAAGAACTACGGCTGATGAGGCAGTATTACAAAAAAGGCGGCAAGACTAAGAAGTCTAAGTCCCGCGTCAATGAGGCGGGAAACTACACCAAGCCCGGACTGCGAAAGCGGATATTCAATAGAATAAAAGCTGGCGGCAAGGGCGGTAAGCCGGGGCAGTGGTCAGCGCGTAAGGCGCAGATGCTTGCTTCTGCCTACAAGAAGGCTGGGGGAGGATACAAGGACTGATGGCGCTCAAGAAGTCGCAAAAGTCCCTCAAGAAGTGGACGAAGCAGAAGTGGCGCACCAAGTCTGGTAAACCCAGCACTCAGGGTGCAAAAGCCACTGGCGAGCGTTACCTTCCTGAGAAGGCCATCAAGTCCATGTCATCCAAAGAATATGCCGCGACTACGCGGAAAAAACGCGCAGATACTAAGAAAGGCAAGCAACATTCAAAGCAACCCAAGCGGATTGCCAAGAAGACAGCGAGGCATCGAAAGTAATGCGTATGTATTACAAAAAGGGCGGCAAGGTTAGCAAGAAGTCCATGTCGTGTAATAAGCCAAAGCGAACGCCTAGCCACCCCAAGAAGAAGTTTGTGGTCAAGGCGTGTGAGGATGGAAAAGAAAAAATCATCCGCTACGGCGACAAGAATATGAAGATCAAGAAGAGCCAGCCGGGGCGGCGTAAGTCTTTCCGTGCAAGACACAAGTGCGACTCTAAGCCGCCAAGCAAGATGTCCGCTCGTTATTGGTCTTGCAAGAACTGGTGACGATATGCCTATAAGCAGAGCGCAGACTGGCAAGCAAACCAGAAATGCACCCGCTTCCCGAAAGGTTAAGAAGGTGATGAAGGAGTTTAAGGACGGCAAGCTGAAGTCCGGCGGCTCTGGCAAAAAAGTCAAAAACAAGAAACAGGCGATAGCTATTGCTTTGTCTGAGGCTGGCGTCAGCAAGAAGTCTGGTGGCGGCAGAATACCTCCTGCAAAATGCAGGAATGGCATAGCTATGCGGGGCAGGACTAGAGGGAGGATGGTCTGATGGCGACTAGCGGCACGACAGCCTTTACTCTTGACTTGTCAGATATATTTGAGGAGGCGTTTGAGCGAGCAGGGTCTGAGCTACGAAGCGGCTATGACTACCGGACGGCACGGCGCAGTCTGGATTTGTTGATGCTGGAGTGGCAGAACCGTGGTCTTAACTTGTGGACAGTGAGGGATGCTACGCAGACTCTGACCGCAGGCACCTCGTCATACGATCTGACCTCGGAAAAGCAGGATATTGTAGAGGGGCTTTTGCGAACTGACGCAGGAGACACCTCCAAGCAGTCTGATCTGACAATGCAAAGAATCTCGGTGAGCCAGTACGCTCATCAGACTAACAAGCTGACGCAGGGCAGGCCGCTACAGTATTACGTTGAGCGCAAGCCTGCGGGACTGACGTTGCACTTCTGGCCTGTGCCAGACGCAACAACAACCTACACGTTTGCGTATTACTACCTAGACAGGATAGAGGACACCGGAAAGCCAGCGTCCAACAACATGGATGTACCAGCGCGGTATCTGCCGTGCATGGTAGCTGGTCTAGCCTATTACATAGCGAGCAAGAAGCCTGAATCAATACAATTGGCACCAGCACTCAAGGATGTGTATGAGGAGCAGTGGAATCTGGCGGCAGACGCATCCAGAGAAAAGGCATCGCTTTACATGGCTCCCGGTGGGTATAACAATTTATGAGCAGTTACGCGAAAGGCTCCAAGGCGTTTGGATTTTGTGATCGGACAGGTTTCCGATATCCACTGCGCGACTTGGTCAGACAGATTGAGGATGGACGCTGGAACGGTCTGCTGGTTGGCAGGGATGTTGTAGATCAGGATCAGCCTCAGTTGAAACTGGGGGATGTCAATGCGAACGATCCACAGGCGCTTCGGTTTCCGAGACCTGACGACAGCCTTGATGAAAGTCGTGCGCTTTCTGCGTTCGATCCTGTCGGGGGAGGCAATACGGCGCTTGGAAGCCGGACTGTCGGTCTTGATATGGCGGGTGTTGTTGGGCGGGTAACGGTGGAGACATCCTGATGGCGTTTACGTTTACCTCCCTAAAACAGGCGATACAGGATTATTGCGAGTCAAATGAGACTAGCTTTGTCAATAATCTGACAACCATTATTACGCAGGCAGAAGACAAAATTTTGAAGACAGTGCAACTGCCTGATTTTCGTAAGAATGTTTCTGGCTCCGTGGCAAGCGGTAACCAGTACCTGATCATGCCTACAGATTTTTTGACACCCTACTCACTAGCTATCGACAACTCCGGCTTTGAGTATCTGATCTTTAAGGACGTAAACTTTATACGTCAGGCGTACCCGCTAACGACAACGCAGGGAGCGCCAAAATACTACGGCATCTTTAGCCGCACCGCGTTTATTCTCGGCCCCACCCCTGATTCTGCATACGATGCAGAACTGCATTACTTCCACAAGCCTACCTCAATCACCACATCTGGAGACGGCACTAGCTGGCTCGGTACTAACGCTGAGTCCACGCTTTTATATGGGTGTCTAGTAGAGGCATATACATACCTGAAGGGCGACCCAGATTTAATGCAGTTATATGCCCAAAGGTATGCAGAGGCATTAGCAAAACTTGAACAGTTGGGAGAGGGATACAGCACGACAGACAGTTATCGTAGCGGTGAGGTAAGGAAGCCTAGAGGATGATTGGTGTTAGCGGTGGTTTTGAGGTGGGTAGCGTTAATGTCCACACGACACAGAACAGGGGGTTTTCCCCAGATGAGATTGCTGAGAGGTGCTTAGATAAGATCATCTCGGTAGCCGATACTGCGTTGCCAGAAGTGCAGGCACAGGCGCAGGCGTTCAAGGATCACATTAGAGCGGTTCTTGTTTTCTACATGAAAGAGGCCGCGAAAAGCGACCGAACTACAGTGTACAACGCCCTTCTTGATGCGGGGCAAAAAGACCTAGCCGAACTTATCAGGAGAATGTGATATGGCTTTTAGCGGAAACTTTATGTGTACGTCGTTTAAGCAGGAACTGCTTCAGGCGAAACATGATTTTACAAATAGCTCGGGTGATACATATAAGCTGGCAATGTATACCAACAGTGCTTCTTTTAATGCGGCAACCACCGCGTACACAACATCTAATGAGATTAGTGGTACAGGCTATTCAGCCGGTGGCGGGACGCTTACTAATGTTACTCCTACCACGTCAGGAACAACGGCCCTTACCGACTTCGCCGATCTCACGTTCTCCAGCAGTACTTTAACGGCGCGTGGAGCACTTATATATAACACCACGGCAGGTAGCGGAAGCGGAACCACAAACACAGTTGTTGTTTTGGATTTTGGTTCTGATAAATCCTCCAGTTCTGGCGATTTTACCATCGTGTTCCCAACTGCTGACGCATCTAACGCTGTTATTCGGATTGCATAAAAATGGCTTTTGTTGTTGCTGACCGCGTAAAAGAGACGACCACTACGACAGGCACGGGCGCAATTACGCTTGCTGGGGCTGAACCTAATTTTATTACGTTCACTTCGGCCTTGTCAGACGGTGACACTACCTATTACGCCATTGTCGATGACACTAATACTGCTTTTGAGGTAGGTCTTGGCACCTTTACTGCAAGCGGGACCACGCTGGCGCGAACCACCGTGCTTGCTAGCTCTAATAGTGGGTCAGCCGTTAATTTGCAGGCGGGCACAAAAGACGTATTTATTAATTACCCCGCAGGAAAATCTGTTTTCCTAAACGCCTCTAACCAGCTAGTTATCAACGGAACGGCGGTTACCGCAACTGCGGCAGAAATTAACTACTTAGATATAACAACGCTGGGCACTTCGCAGGCGTCCAAGGCGGTGACCGCTGACTCAGGGGCTAAGGTTAAGTTTATTGGCACTACCTCTGTTGCCGAAATGATTGAAAAGGTTACTACCCAAACTAGCACAACGGGCACGATAAACTTTGATTTTTTGACTCAGGCGGTTGAGTTTTACACGGCAAACCAAGCGGCAAATAGAACGATCAATTTTCGCGGTGACGGCTCTACAGCCCTAAACTCTGTGATGGCTACAGGGGAAAGCATGACAGCCGCCATTTTGATGACTCAGGGAAGCTCTGCGTATTACCTAAATACTTACCAAGTTGATGGCTCGTCAGTTACTCCTGAGTGGTCGGGCGGTTCTGCGCCATCATCAGGCAACGCAAGCTCCATTGATGCCTATGTGTTTACAATTATTAAGACGGCAGACGCCACGTTTACTGTCTTGGCTAGTCAGACTCAGTACGCATAATGCCTCCACTTTTATCAACATTTGGCGCTAATTCAGCAATTGGATTCAATCCCGGCGTAAGTGCCACGCCCCTGACCATAACAGAACTTTTGATTGCGGCAGGAGGGGGAGGCGGCGGTCCCGGCACGTCCGACAGCGGCAGTGTTGGCGGCGGCGGTGGCGGTGGCGGCGGTGTACTTCGGTACCTTAACAGTGTTGTGCTATATCTTGGCACTACATACACCATAACCATTGGCGGTGGAGGCTCAGGAGCATCTAACGGCACCGGCCAAGGCGGCGATGGTGGTAACAGTACATTTTCTGGGTCTGACATTACAACCATTACTGCAACTGGAGGCGGAGGCGGTGGCCCCGGCCATAACAGCAATGGTCAAGGCAGAGACGGCGGCTCAGGTGGTGGCTCAGGCTTGGGCGCAACTGTTGCCGGTCAAGGAACAGCCGGTCAGGGTAATAATGGCGGCATACCTAATGATTCCGCATCTGGCCCCGGTGGTGGCGGCGGCAAGGGGTCTGTTGGTGGCAACGGCAATTACACGCCGCCCGGAACTGGACCGCCCTATTATTGGTATAACGGCGGCAATGGCGGTAGCGCCGTTAATTATGCCGCCGCTGGTGGAGGCCGTGACCTTTCCGGTGGTGGCGGCGGTGGTGGTTTGTACTACACCAGCGCGGGTGGCTACTACGGTACTGCTGGTACTGCTGGTGGTGGCGGCGGCAACGGTGGTTATAACGCCAGTGGTGGCTCAGGCTCAACCGGCACCGGAGGTGGTGGTGGTGGTGGTTCACGCGCCCAAGCGGCAAATTCTTTTACGGGCGGCAACGGAGGTAGCGGCTTTTTTATGATTCTTGTTCCAGACAACCTCACCACAACCACTACCGGTAGCCCAGCAACTGCAAACTCTGCTGGATATAACTATTATAAGTTTGAGTCATCTGGAACAATCACCATCTCATAGGTAAGGCATATGGCTCATTTTGCAGAAATTTCCGATGATGGTGTGGTTCTCAGGGTTATTGTGGTTAGCAATGACGTTATCACGGACGATGGCGGCATTGAACAAGAGCAATTGGGGAAGGATTTTTGTCAAAACTTGCTGGGCGGGACATGGGTGCAGACAAGTTACAACAACAACTTTAGACAGCGTTTTGCCCCCATAGGTGGCTCGTATGACTCTGCTAACAACGTGTTTTTGTTTCCCAAGCCGTTTCCAAGTTGGGCGTTGGATAGCGATTATGAATGGCAACCGCCGACACCCTACCCCGATGACGGTGGGGCATATTTATGGTCCGAGGAGCAGGGAAACTGGGTGGTAAACCCTAACCCCGCCGCAGATATTTGAAGGTTATGTTATGGCTCTCGTAATTAAAGACCGCGTCAAGGAGACAACGACAACCACCGGGACGGGTGCGATTGCTTTAGGCGGCGCGGCCACCAATTTTGTGACGTTTTCGTCTGTCCTATCGAATGCAGACACAACTTATTATGCGATTGTAGACACCAGTAACTCAGCCTTTGAGGTGGGTCTTGGGACTTACGCCAGTAGTGGCAACACCCTTACGAGGACTACAGTTTTGGCAAGCTCTAACAGCGGCTCTGCTGTTAACTTACAGGCGGGCACCAAGTCTATATTTTGCGCGTTTCCTGCGGACAAGGCGGTTGTAGAAGACGCCGATGGCGTGGTGTCTATTGAGAACCTCCAGTTTGACACTAACGCAATTAAGTCCACAAACACTAACGGTAACATCCAGCTGTTTCCCAATGGCACCGGGTTCACTGAGCTATACGGCAATACTAACGCCGGGGCGGTTAGGTTTAACTGCGAAAGCAACTCGCACGGGGTAACGCTAAAGGGGCCACCGCACAGTGCTGGAGCTACTTACACCCTAGAGCTACCTAATGCAACGGGAAGCGCAAGGCAGATTCTCAACACTAACGGCAGTGGCAAGCTGGCTTTTACGAACTCCCTGCCCGACCCACTGCTTAAAAGCGCCAACTACACCGCTGTGGCAGGAGATTTTGTAGTCGCAACAGCGGGTAGCATTACAATTACGCTTCCTGCTTCGCCTAGTGCGGGCAACTCAGTCACCATCAAAGACGGCACGGGGGCCGCCGCCACGACGACATTTACTGTCGCCAGAAATGGCTCAAACATTGCGTCGAGTGCTAGTGACCTGACGTTCGACAAGAACTTTGCAGAAATCACCATGACGTATATCAACAGCACCATTGGGTGGAGCGTTTGAGTGAGCAACCTTTCCGAGCTATTGCCTGCGGGCGGGGGCCAGAATAACTTTACGTTTACGGCAAGTGGCGCTGTATCCAATGGCGACGCAGTTGTATTGAACTCTGACGGCACGGTTACATCCGTTGGAAATGTTGCCGCCGCCATAGGTTCTATTGTGGAAATATCCACGCAGACTAACATCAACACAAGAACCACTAGCTCCGCATATGACAGCACCAACAACAAAGTTGTAATCGCCTACCAAGGCTCATCTAATTATGGCTACGCTGTGGTCGGGACGATCAGCGGCTCCACGGTTAGTTACGGAACGCCTGTTGCGTGGACATCTACCAGTATAGAAAGACCGTCTATTGCGTTTGGCAATGGCAAGGTTGTTGTTTCCTACAAGGATCAAACGGGAGGCACCAAGGCTCGTGTGGGAACTGTTAGCGGGACAAGCATTAGCTTTGGAAATGCTGAGACTATCGACAGTAATGCCACGGCAGGAGACAACTCCATTGCCTATCACGCCGCAGAGAATAAATTCGTGGTGGCCCTGCAAGACAATGGAAGTAGCAGTTACGGAAAAGCGTCCGTAGGGACTGTCAGCGGCACCACTATCTCATTTGGCTCACAGGCTACTTTTGAGTCAGCATACACTCTTTTAGAAGGACGCGGAGTCGTATACGACAGCACAAATGAAAAAATAGTTATTATCTACACGGATAGCGCAGACAATAACCGTGGTACGGCTGTTGTTGGAACCGTCAGCGGAACGTCTATTTCTTTTGGCACTGTTGCAAAGTTTGGAAGCTCCACCTTTGGCAGTCTGACACTAGCCGCGACATTTGATGCGTCTGCCGGGAAAATCGTTGTCGCTGGGAGAGAGGGTCAAAACAGCTATGCGGCTTATGCTGTCGGTACAGTGTCTGGCACTAACATCTCGTTTGGGACAGAAACGGTGTTTTTGTCAGAAAGCATTGCAAACAGATATTCGTCAATAGAGTACATGGCTTCCGCCAAAAAAGTCGTAATTTCTACATCCTCGTCTTCCAGTGGCGGTTTGTTGCATCCCGGCACAGTGTCGGGAACGTCTATTAGTTTTGATAGCACAACGGCCTCTGGAGCAGACGCGGATTACACGGTGGCCGCTTTAAGTGATGACACAGCCGCCAGAAAAATGCATGTCACGTTTTCAGACCCAAACAATAGTCAGCGCCTGTCAGGCAGGGCGTTTTCACCAATCCAGACAAACTTGACATCAACGTCATTTATTGGGCTTGCCGCACAAGCGATATCAAACTCGGCTACTGGGACAGTCAACACGGTGGGCTCACTCAACGAGTCTCAGTCTGGGCTGACCATTGGCTCTGATTATTATGTACAGGAAGATGGGACTATTTCTACAACGTCTACGTCGCCAGCAGTAAAAATAGGTCAGGCTATTAAAGCCACAACTATTAACATGAAGAATCGGTCATGAGCAGTCTGAGCGATTTATTTCCTGCTGGCGCTGGTAAAGAGGTTAGCTTTACGGCGTCAGGCACTATAGCGTCTGGAAAGACGGTAATTTTAAACGCCAACGGCACCGTTACCGCAGTGTCTGGACAAAATTTTGCATCTGGTTCTGAAGCGGTATTTGACGGTGACGATCCACCCAATGATGGGGTTTCTGTTTTTGACTCCACTAGCAACAAGGTTGTCATTGTTTATCGTGACGGCAATGATGGTTGGGCTGTTGTCGGCACTGTAAGCGGCTCAAGCATTTCATTCGGAACGCCTGTCGCGTGGCATAGCCTTAGTTATGCGGCTACTGAATTAGCAGTAGCTTACGATAGCAATGCAGACAGGGTTGTCATCGCATACAAAGAGAATTATGCATCGGATTACGGTTACGCAATAGTTGGAACCGTGTCAGGAACATCAATTAGTTTTGGCACAAAAGTAGTATATAACTCAGCCACGTCAAGATTTCCCGTTTTGGTTTTCGACAGTGACAATAACAAGGTTGTTGTTTACTACAACGGAGTGGTCGCGAGGGTGGGAACCGTCAGCGGTACGTCAATCAGCTTTGGGTCCGCAGTGGATATATCCGGTGGGTCAGGCGGAGAGGCCGTAAACGCGGTATTTGACACCAACGCGAATAAGCACGTTGCTACATTCCGAAATTATGCCGGTGGCGGAACTACTGCCGATTCAGCAGTCGGAACGGTTTCAGGAACGTCAATTTCTTTCGGGTCTAGTTCCCAGTTTGCTAGCGCCGCAGGTTCTTCACTCGGCAGGCCGATGGCTTTTGACAGCACAAATAATAAGGTTGTCGTTTTTTTCAACGATCCAAATAACTCCAACACGCTTACCGCAGTGGTCGGCACAGTTTCCGGCACGTCAGTATCTTATGGAACCCCCGTCGCAACATCAAAGAGTGAGCTAGGGAGTCAAGACCTTCGCCCCGGCCAAGCAACATTTGACAGCAATGCGGGGGTGGTTGCGTTGGTCTTTAGCTCAAGCAACGAAACATTTCTTCTTGTCGGGAAGGTAAGCGGGACAACGATAACTCTCGATCCACTTATAACGCTGAATGATGGCGGCAGAGCAGATTATCCAAACATGACCTACGACTCAAATGCCCAGAAGGTGGTGGTGTCATACGCAGACAACCCAGCCGGGAATGACGGAACCAGCGTGGTGATTACTGTACCCGCCTCAAATGTTACAGCCAGTAACTTTTTGGGAATATCAGGAGGCGCTATATCCGATGGTTCTAGCGGCTCAATAACGATAAAAGGAGGGGTTTCGTCTAATGTTTCAGGCTTGACGGCCAACTCGGTTTATTACGTTGCAAAAGACGGAACCTTAACCACAACGTCATCGAGTAATGTTTTGGTGGGTCGAGCGATTTCATCAACCAGTATTGATCTGGACTACAGCACATGACCAATCTGTCTGACTTGTTGCCCGCAGGAGCGTCGGGAAAAAAAGCAGAGGTTACTGCGTCGGGTGCCATATCCAACGGCGACACCGTCATCCTGAACACCAACGGCACCGTTAGTGTTGTGGCGGCAATATCAGAATCTAAAGGCAGTGCGGCCACTTTTGAATCGGCCCATGTCAGGTACTTTGACTCGGTACATGAGCCTGTTGCAGACAAAATAGTTATCTCATACGCCGATGCCGGTAACGGATATTACCTAACTGTTGTTGTGGGGGACGTGTCGGGGTCTTCGATCACCTTTGGAACGCCTGTTGTCTGTTACAGCTACAGCACCTCACACACCTCGATTGCGTTTAATTCTAACAACAGCACTATCGGGGTCGCTTTCCAAGCGAATACATGGGGTAGACATGCCATTGGTAGCGTAAGCGGAACGGCGTTTACGCTTGGCGGAACGGGTGATTTTTACGGGGCTACTGCCGGAGAGTGCTCGTTAGCCTATAACGCGGCGGCAAATCGGTGGCTGGTTATGCTTGAGGCGGTTTCCAACTCTAATTATCCGTATTATTACTCAGGAACCGGATCGGCTACGGGCATAAGTTGGAACGGGGCAAACTTGATCAAGTCTGCCGTAGGATATTGGCCTAATGTTGTCTATGACTCAAACGCAGAAAGAATGGTTTTTATTTGGCGTGACTATGGAAACAGCAATTACGGAACCGCAGTGGTTGGGGAAATAAATTCATCCAAGACAGGATATGATCTTGGCACAGCAGTGGTGTTTGAAAGCGGGATAACCGACTATCCAGACGCATGTTTTGATTCAGACAACAATCTGATTGTCATAGGGTACAGAGACACCAGTGATTCTAATGCTGGAAAAGTTATAGCTGGCGAGGTATCTGGGTCAGGGACAAACTCAACGATTGACTTTGGAGACGCTGTGGCGATAGGCATCCAGTCTGGTCAGTACAGTCTTACCTATGACGAAGTGAACAAGAAAGTAGTGATTGGCGTGAGGCACGGCACAAATGGGCGTCCTTATGTGTACAACGCGACTGTTTCTTCAGACAAAAGCATTTCGCTTGATTCTGGATTTGAGATAAGCACAAACAGCACTAACTCAAGTAACTATAGCTCAACACTTGCAACATACGACCCTGATCAAGCAAAAGTCGCGGTTTTACATACAAATAGCAGTACTTCTGGGCAAGGCACTGTATATCAGCCGCCCTCAAGTAATGCGCTACCTGCACCCAAGTTTGTGGGAGTTGCCGAGGCGGCTATATCGGACACTGCAACAGGCGAGGTTACGCTGGTTGGCGGCATCTCTGAAAAATTTAGCGGGCTGACAATAGGGTCAACGTATTACTTGCAGTCTGATGGCTCGGCTTCTACGACAACGTCTCCCATTGTGCTAGGCGTGGCAATATCAGCAACATCTATTTTGTTAAACGGATAAGGGAAAATGAAGACAATTACGGAAAACTCAACGAAGCTGTCTAAGTATCTTTTTGAGGACAGCAAGGCTGTGGCTATGGCCTCTGACAAGATCACAGTTGGTGATCCTTCCGCTCCTGACTTTTATATTGGTGATCTTAATTCTGGAAACGCGACCTTGACTGAAAACGTAACAGATGCACCAGAAAATTGGTCGGGAAACCGCTATACATACGACCCCAGTGCCGATCCCAAGTGGGTTCAAGACCCAAACTGGGTAGACCCTAGCGCCTAAAAGAAGCTAAATGATTGACCCAATTACAGCGGCGGCGGCGGCGACCAAAGCATATGCTGGGGTCAGAGCTTTTATTGAAGCCGGTAAAAGTATTGAAGACACGTTTCAGGTGGTGGCTAGATGGCAGGGTCATGCATCAGATATTTTGTATGTAAGTCAGCGTCAAAAAAAACGTACAAACCCGTTTAAGGCAGTTGTGTTTTCTAGCTCCGTTGAGGCAGAGGCCGCACAGATGTTTGCCGCTAAAAAGCGCATTGAAAATCAACGTAAAGAAATAGTTACCCTTTTGAAGTACGCGTATGGGAACGAAGGCTTAGAGGAATACCGAAGGTGCATGAAAGAGGTGCAGGCACAACGAGAAAGAGAGGTGTACGCACAGCAGGAAGCCAAAGACACAGCAGTTAAGTCAGCTTGGATTGCAATCTTAGCAGGTGCGGCGGCTTGGCTAATTAGCATAATTGTAAAGGCGATAATGAATAAGGGGTGAGAATGGATCAGGGTTTGATCAATACAGTAATCACTCTCGGTGCTGGTATTTTTGGCTGGACCATGAAGACACTATGGGACTCCGTAAGAAGGCTGGAGAAAGAGGTTAGTGACATAGAGGTGTTGGTGGCTCGCGAGTATGTAAAGCGAGATGAGTTTCGTCAGGATATACAACGTATATTTGAGAAGCTGGACACCATAGAGGCCAAAATAGATTCTAAGGCGGATAAATAGTAACTCATGTTTGGCTCTAATCCCTTTTCCGCTTCGTCATTTAGTCAAAGCCCCACTGGCCCAGTTGGTGTAACAGGTGTAGCGGCTACTGGGGGGGTAGGCTCTGTCACCGTTAACGGTAACGTCGAGGTGTCGGTAACCGGCCTTGGCGCTACAGGCGCTGTTGGTGCTCTTGTTTTTACTCAGTCAGTGGCGGTAACTGGGCTTCAGGCAACTGGAAGTGTAGGTTCTGCGTCTGTTTCTGTTCTTGCGAATGTGAGCGTAACCGGCGTTTCTGCATTCATGCCCACGACATCAACAGAGACAGGCTCATCTCTGTTTGGTGGTTTGAGTTTTTCCGAAGAGCCTTTCGCAACGCTGGGTGATGGCGATTTATTAATAACCTTCCAGTTGGGTGTAGGCGATTCTGTTACAGGAATAGCGGCAACTGGGTCAGTGGGTAGTGTTGAAGTAAACTCCAATGCGAGTGCGAGCGTTACCGGAGTCTCGGCAACTGCATCGGTTGGCTCTGTCATTATTGACGGGGATGCAATTGTTGCTGTTACTGGAATAGCAGGAACGGGCGGAGCTGGGTCTGTCACGGTAACCGAAGGAACAGGACCAATAATTGCTCTTGGGTCGCTGTCCGCGCAGGGACAAGTCGGCATTGTGGTTGGCGAGGGAAGTCTTACCGTTCCTGTAACGGGGGTATCGGCGACAGCGTCAACTTCTGGAGCGTCCGTTGTGGCATGGAATGAGATTAACCCGAATCAAGACCCGAATTGGACAGAGATAGCGGCATAAGACATGACTAGCACATATACGACCAACTTAGGCATAGAGAAAATTGCAACAGGCGATCAGTCTGGTACATGGGGCGACACAACCAACACCAACTTCGACATTTTGGATCAGGCTGTCAACGGAATACTGTCACTGACCCTGTCTTCTGCCGGTAGTTCTGGCTCGCCAACAGACATCCCTGTTACGGACGGCGCTGTATCTAACGGTAGAAACAAGTTTATTGAGTTTACGGATGGCGGTGATCTTGGCGGCACAGCGTATGTCAGGCTGACCCCAAATGACGCGGAAAAGATTGTATTTGTTCGTAATAGCCTGTCGTCAAGCCGGTCAGTAATCCTTTTTCAAGGCACATATAACGCCTCGAATGACTTTGAGCTTGCCAGCGGCAAGGATGCAGTGCTGAAGTTTAGCGGTTCTGGTTCGGGCGCTACGGTTACGCAGGTTTTTGTTGACCTGTTAGCAACAACAGTGACTGCCAACCTTACAGGTAACGTGACAGGGAATGTCACGGGCGCAGTAACGGGTAACGTCACCGGCAATGTGACGGGAAACGTGACGGGCGACCTGACGGGAAACGTAACGGGAAACGTAACGGGAAACGTGACGGGGAACGTAACCTCGACGGGGTCGTCCTCATTTTCTTCGATTGATGTCAACGGCGGCGCTGTAGACGGCACCCCGATTGGGGCCAACTCTGCCAGTACGGGTGCGTTTACAACACTCAGCACTACAGGTACAGCAACACTACCCACTGTAGACATCAACGCCGGAAGCATCGACGGCACAAATATAGGCGCGTCTACTCCGGGTGCGGGCACATTCAACGCCCTAGCCACCACTGGCGATAACATCAGGATAGATACCAGTCAAACCCCGGCTAGTTCTTCAGCGTCAGGAACCAAGGGTGAGATAGCCTATGACACAGACTACATATATGTGTGTGTCGCAACTAACACATGGAAAAGGGTCGCACTGTCCACATTCTAAGGAGGCGTCATGCTAGAAGCGTTGATTGGCCCAGTTACGGGGCTTCTGGATAAGTTCATACCGGATGCGGACGAGAAAGCGAGGCTCGCGCACGAAATTGCGACGATGTCGGAGCGACACGCCCAAGAGCTTGCCAAGGGCCAGATTGAGATTAACAAGGCTGAAGCGGCACACAAAAGCATGTTTGTCGCAGGCTGGAGGCCGTTTGTGGGCTGGACTTGCGGCGTTGCTTTGGCTTGGCACTTTGTGGGCCAGCCTATTGCTGTTTTTGTTATTACATTTGCTGGTGTGGACGCCCCTCCACTACCTGTATTTGAAATGGAAAGCCTGCTGACCGTTCTTCTTGGGATGTTGGGGTTGGGCGGCTTGAGGACGTTTGAAAAGACCAAGCAGGTAGCAAGGGAGAAGTAAGTAATGATTGAGCCGATAAAATCTGTTGGTAAGGCTTGCAAGTTTCGTGTTATGCACCTTACCGAGTGGCAAGCCGGGATGTTGTTTTTGTCTGCGCTTGCACTGAACATTGCTTTGGTGACTGTTTTAGCACTTCAATAATGATTACCCCTGAGCTACTAGATCGCTGGCGGATACTTCCGCGACTGGTCATGTTTGTGATGATTGTTATGACGTATCGGGTTGTCGAGTGGTTTATGGATTTGCCCGATCCGAATCCCGAGCAAGCGGCCTTGGTCAGCGTGATGACTGGGGCGCTCACTGGCGCTTTTGGCTTGTTCCTTGGTTCGGGCAAAAAAGAATGAAAGAGTTTAAGTACTTCAAGCTGTCTGATTTCGATTGTCAGGAAACCGGCGAAAACGAAATGGACCTTGACTTCATCATGGACCTTGACGAGTTACGAGAGTCTTGCGGCTTTCCCTTTATTATCACCTCTGGCTATAGGTCAAACAGCCACAGCCTAGAGGCCAAAAAAGAAAAGCCCGGAATGCACGCGCATGGCATAGCCGCCGACATACAGGTTAAAAACGGCGCTGAAAGAATGTTGATCGTCTGGAAGGCGATAGAGATGGGGTTTAACGGCATAGGGGTCGCTAAGACATTTGTTCATGTCGATAAGCGAGCATCTACGCCGGTTATGTGGACGTACTGATGGCCTTAACGAAGATACAGTTTAAGCCGGGGATCGACAAGGAGGGCACAGAGTACAGTGCCGATTCCGGCTGGTTTGACTCAGATCGCATTCGCTTCAGAAAAGGCCGCGTCGAGACGATAGGCGGCTGGCAGAAGTACGTCAGCACGGCGATCAAGGGCGTGGCGCGGTCATTGTTTGACTGGGGCGCGGCTGATGGCGACAAGTATCTGGGTGTCGGCACAAACCTGAAGTTTTATGTAGAGTCTGGCGGCACGGTAGCAGATGTAACGCCCATCAGGCAGACCACTGCGGCTGGCGACGTGACGTTTGCCGCAACGAATGGGTCATCAACTTTAGTGGTTAGTGACACCTCGCATGGCGCCGTAGAGGGCGACTTTGTAACGTACTCTGGCGCGGCCTCGCTGGGAGGAAATATTACTGCTGACGTGTTAAATCAGGAGTATCAGATCGGGGTCATCGTAAACGCCAACAGCTACAACATAACGGCAAAAGACACGTCAGGCGCCACAGTGACGGCCAACTCTAGCGATTCTGGGAATGGTGGTAGCTCTGTTGTTGGTGTGTATCAGATCAACACCGGCACCAACTTCTATGTAGACAGTACAGGCTGGGGTGTGGGTGCGTGGGGCGCTGGGACTTTTGGCGAGTCTGTGGCAATTACCTCATCAAATCAGCTACGCCTGTACAGCCAAGACGCATTTGGCGATGATCTTATATTCAACCCCAGAGGCAGTTCTGTGTATTTCTGGGATGAAAGCAGTGGTCTGTCAACAAGAGCCGTTTCGCTTTCCAGCTTAGGAGGCGCTTCAAACACGCCAGTTGAGGCGCTTCAGGTCATGGTGTCTGACATTGACCGGCACGTTATCTGCTTTGGGTGTAACCCGATTGGCTCTGTGACGTTAGACCCGTTGTTTATCCGGTGGTCTGATCAAGAAAACGCAGTAGATTGGACTCCTACTGCGACAAACAGTGCCGGAGGTCAGGTTCTCTCTACCGGCACAACCATTGTGGGTGCGATCAAGACTCGTCAAGAAATACTGATATTCACAGACGTTGGCATCCAAGCCATGCGTTTCGTAGGCGCCCCGTTTATTTACTCTTTCTCTCCGGTGGCGGAAAACGTCAGCATGATTTCGCCCAAAGCTGGGGTTGCGGCGGCTGACTCTGTTTTCTTTATGGACAGGGAAGGGTTTTATGTTTATCGCGGCTCAGTGCAGAGACTGCCCTGTTCCGTGCTGGATCATGTGTTCTCAAACCTCCAGTTCCAGCAGAGGTTTAAGATATTCGCAACCACTAACCCTGATGACTCAGAGGTAACGTGGTACTACCCAGTCGGCACCCCAAGCGCAGACATAACAAACTATGTCACATACAACTATCAAGAAAACAACTGGACTATAGGCACGTTGGATCGGGGGGCGTTTATTCATGCGCCAACCAAGGAGTTTCCGCTTGCCGCCTCTAACAGCCTGACCAGCGACAACTACTTGTATAGTCACGAGATCGGTCATACGGCTGACGGCGAACCGTTAAATGCGTTTGTTGCTTCTGGCGGTATTGGTCTTGGCGATGGTGAGCAGTTTGCCGCTGTGCGCCGTGTGATACCTGATTTCACATTCAGAGGCACCACTGCGGCGGTTGACCTGTCTTTGGAGGTTAAAGGCCGCGACTTCCCGCTGGGGGATGAAACCCTGCTAGATACAGCGACAATCGCCAGCAATACCGGTCAGTTTCACCTGAGGGCCAGAACCAGAGAGATGATCATCAAGATATCCAGTAATGGCTCGGGATACGGCTGGACGCTTGGTGACTTGCGATTCGATATTAGAACGGACGGAAGGCGCTAATGCCCAAATACACAACATTGCCAGTAGCCAGTGCAGAGTACGAACGAGAAAACGAGCAGGTTGCCAGAAGATCAATAGAGCAATCACTACAAGATATATCTTCGACTGTAGAAGGCAACACAAATAAGACAAACAAGGATTCGTCACTGGCCCTGCGCCGGTTCCAGTTCTTGCTGATGGGCGCAAGCAATGGCTGATGTCATTAAGGTTCTCGGTCAGCTTGACCCGTCTGCCACGACAACAACCACGCTGTACACGGTGCCTGACCTAAACCAGACAACCGTTAGCTCTATCAATGTTTGTAACCGCACATCGGGCGCACTGACATTCAGGCTCAGTGTCCATGTTGCAGGCGCAGGAGCAGACAATAAACAGTTTATTTATTATGATAAGTCAGTCTCAGCTACAGACACATTTTCCGCTGTGTTAGGACTGACACTTAATCAAAGCGATGTGGTCAAGGTGTACGCAAGCGGCACTGGCCTTAGCTTCAACATGTTTGGTGTAGAGACAAGCTGATGAATAGATACCCAGCAAAACCAATGATGGACGAGATGGCGAAGTATGGCCGTTATGGCGACACGATGCTTGTCCATATGAACCCCGCTGAAGTGGCAGGGATAGCCTCTCTGGTTCCCGGCGGCAAGCTCACCACAAACCCCGTTACGGGCCAGCCAGAGGCGTTTCTGCCGTTTCTGTTTGGCGCACTTGGCGGGGCGCTAAAGCTAGGAACGATAGGCACTGCGGCTCTTACAGGGGTCGGCACAGCGGCTGTTACAGGTGACGCCAAGCGAGGCATACTTGCTGGCCTTACCGCAGGTGCGGCGTCTCAACTTGGTGATGCGATCCGTGGGATTTTTGATGGCGCGGGGGATGCCGCGACACTCACGACACAGCTTGCAGAGACGGCGCCTGAGTCTGTAATCACTACAGGTGAATTTGCGGGGCAGTCTGTTGGGGCACTCCAAGATGCAACACAAGCGGGTCTTGATGCGGCGTTATCGCCAGATCAGATGGCACAGTTAAGCAATGCCGCACAATCGGGTGCGGGTGTCGCTCAGGCAATTCCCACTGACCCGACTGAGCTTGCAAATTTACAGAAGAGCTTGCCAACGGACTATGAAGGTCTGGTGATCCCATCTGGCAGAACTGTTCCGGGTCTTGACGCGCCCACCTTAGGAAAAGCAACGTCTGGCCCGATAGAAGTCAGATCGCCAACGCCGAGCGATAAGTTTTTTGGTCGTGCAGAAGGCATGGTTCGTGATCAGGGGCTTGGCTCACTGGGGGTTACCGGTAATCTTGCTGTCGCGGGCGTAGGTCAAGGCACTCTTGACGAGATGGACATGCGAGATGAAATGCGTCGGCAGACAGAAGCTCGTGTTGCAGAGGGGGAGGCAGACAGGAGGGAGGCGTTTGACGATCTCCAGCGCGGCTACATGGCGGCACAACCCGGAATACCGACTGGTTTGTCAGACGCAAGGGCAGAGATGAGCCGCAGAACCCCGCCTCCCATGTACATGGAAGAGGGCGGGTCTACAAAGAAAAAGGAAAATGGAACAACAAGAAGAGAAGACGACAACCCATACGCGCAGGGGTCGGCTCTTGGCACCGCCCGTGACGTAGCGCGGTTTATAGGTGGACCCAGAGGTTATTTCGGAGTTGACCCCGTAACCGTACAGCAGAGACTGCGTGGGCCAGACACTATCGCTCCGCCAAGAGACTATATGCCGGGGTTTGAGCCGGAGTTTAGTTACTTCCAAGACGCCTCTGAGGGTATATCAGTGCCTGATCGGTCATACAGGCCCATGAGGCAGGGCGTTATATCTCGTGGTCAGTACTTTGATCCGATTCTTCAGGCGCCTCAATCCAACGCTCAAATGAACGAGTATCGGCGTACCTTAGAGCAGATGGACCCCGGACCCTTAGACATTGGCAGTGTTATGGGGCTGGCATCTGAAGGCTCTGCGTTGTCTACACCACAGCAGAATGTCTTTCAGGCGTACTACTCTCAACCTCCAGCGCCAACGCCAACGACAGATACCACTCCAGACACAACGCCAGACGCGAACACAGACGGACAATACGACGCGCTGAGAGAGTACTTCCCAGATATGACCGATCAGGAAATTCAAGATTATCTTGACTCACTCCAAAGCGGAAACCTCTTTACCCTCCTGTCGTCTGTAGGCGACCCGAATGTTATGGACGCTATTGCGGCTAGGGGCGTTACGGGTCCGGTGGACACCACGGCCATCACCTCGCCCGAGGTTCTTATTGCGACGTATCCGGGCCTCACTGAAGGCCAAGCCCTGATGATTGCCAATATGAACAGGGAGCGGCTAGGGCGAGACCCTCTAGACTTCCAAGCAGGCGGCTTGACACCAGAGGTGAGGTTGCAAACGTCTCTTGGCGAAACATCTGTCCCAAGTGGCGGTATCGCTCAGGTTCCCACGGAGTTCACGGCAAAAAACCAAATGCCCAGTATGGATGAAGTGCAGATGTTGAGTATGGCTGTATTAGGGCAAATAGAAAATGGCGATCAGATTGTCGAAATGTTTGTGCAGAGGTACGGGCCAGAGGTATTCCGTCAGGTAAGAGAGATGATACTTCAGTCTGTTGTCCCGAATGCTCAAACGGAAGGGATGATTAAGGGCAACGGTAGTGGGATGGATGACATGGTTCAGGGTATGATAGGCAGTGAACAGCCTGTTGCCGTGTCGCCCGGAGAGTTTATTGTTCCTGCGGATGTAGTGTCTGGTCTTGGCGAAGGAAGCTCTGATGCTGGAGCGGAAAAGCTAGACGACATGATGGATAGAGTCCGCATTGAACGCAATGGCACAACGAAGCAGGCTCCTCCAATCGATGAAAGGAAAGTGATGCCTGCATGAACATAAGTCTAGTCCCCATTGAGCACGCCGCGTCGGCATGGAACGATGTCCGACATTACTTGGAACCAGCGGTTGAAAGGTGCAATGGGCGCTGGACGATGGAGCATCTATGCGCCGCAGTCTCCATGGGCAGTACCCAGCTTTGGGTTGCCTTTGATGAGGAAAAGGTCTGGGGGGCGTTGACCACGGAGGTCACCCACTATCCCGGCAAGCGAATACTCTCCATGCACTTCTTGGGCGGAGAGGACTTCGACAAGTGGTACAACCTTCTTTTGGAGCAAATCAGCCTCTACGCAAAAGACCTTGGGTGCCAGAGCATCGAGGGTGTGGCGAGGTTTGGGTTTTGGAAATTTTTAGAGGCTGATGGCTTCAAGAAGTCAGCGGCATTTTATGAAAAGGAATTAGGCGATGTCTAAGGGCGGCGGAAGTAGCGGACCCACAGAGTCCAAGGTAGTTCAGTCAAACCTACCAGAATACGCAGAACCGTATTACAAAGACCTATTGGCTCGTGTTGGGTATGAGTCGGCTGAGCCATATACCCCCTACCCTGCGGCGCGACTGGCGTACTTTACTCCTGCTGAGCAGGAGGCCATGTATCGCTTTACCAACATGGGTGTATCAGGTACGCCTCCAGAGCTTGATGTGGCTGGCAATATTGCTGGCACGGTAGGCATGGGTAGCCCGTATGCAGGAACTATGCTGGAGACAACCCGTCGAGCGCAAGAAATGCCGTCAATGGCGGACCCGCGTGCGATCAGTCAATACATGAATCCTTATCAGCAACTTGTTCTTAATAACCAGATGCGAGAGGCCCGTCGCCAGTCAGACATTGCGGGTCAGCAGATGGGGTTGCAGGCGGCTGGGACAGGAAGCCTTGGTGGTTACCGTGAAGGTATCATGCAGGCTGAGCGTGAGCGTAACCTGAATCGTCAGCTTGGCGACATCTATGGCGCCGGTATGCAACAGGCGTTTACTCAGGCACAACGGGGTCTTGATCAGGACAGGGCTTACGCGGATCAGGCCGCTAGGCTGGGTCAAGCGGCTTACGGCAATATTCTCGCTGGAGATGCACAGCGTATAGCGGCGGCTGGGATGCTGGGCGACTACGCAAGTCAGCGTCAGAGAATGGAGATAGAAAGGCTCCGTAACATGCAGGCGGCTGGCGAAGCAGAGCGTAGGCTACGCCAGACAGGCATGGATATTGGGTATCAGGACTTCCTGCGACAAAGGTCGTATCCGAGAGAGCAACTTGCATATTACAGCCAGATGTTGCAGGGAACCCCGATATCTCCGGGCCAGACCATTTCATCGTTCGGTATGACTCCTTCCGTAATGCAACAGTTGCTGGGAAGCGGCATTGCGGCGGCTGGACTATATAACGCATTTAGGGGTGGCTAATGAACATTCTTGAGCAAGAAGACATTATCAAGGGGCTACCCGATCAGGCATTGATGCAGGAAGCTCAGATGCCTAGCGGTCAAGTGCCGCAGTTTCTGGTTGTGTCTGAAATACAGCGCCGATCTGACATGCGTAAGCGATTTCAAGAGGATCAGCCACAAGAAGGCACCGTCAAAGACCGCATCGTGGGTGAGGCTGGCATGGGGATTATGGGTGCCATGCCTCAAATGCCACCACAAATGGCGATGACCCCACAGATGCCGCAAAGTATGCCCCAGATGCCCCCTCCCCGCATGATGTCAGGGGGTGGTCAAGTTACGTTAAGAGACAGGTACTACAATTTAGATACAGATGATACAAGGGGGGAAGGGTTTGAGGTAGGCGCTGATGACGACCCTATCGCGAACAGGCAGGGCATTCTTCAAGGATTGTCGTTGCTCGGAGTGGATCAGGAGACTATAGACAACGCCACAAGAAGAACAGCCGAACCCCCAAAAGGTCTGGTGGATTTAATCGAAAACCTAATCAGAGCAGGAAAAACAAGGGGCTTCATAGACGAGGATTTTGCGCCGGGAATCAAGGTGGAGAAGAAAGCAGAAGGGGGCGCTGTATACAAACCTCTAAGCTCAAAGACTCAGGATCAGCTAGATTATCTAATTGATTCGGGCCAGATCGGCTACGCCGACATTTTGTCACTTATAGAACAACTGCCAAATAGGTCGTCCGAGGACCGTGCGTCAATGGTGGAGTACGTCAAAGGCAGGACAGGCACCTTAGATCGTGTTGGCTATGAGGTTGGACAAGCTGTTGATCGGTTTGGGGATCGTCTAGGCTCTGCGTTTGACACTGCAATTGGAGACCGTCTAGGTTCTACATTTAACCGCTTAACAGGAAGAACAGATGCTGAAACAGCACAAGACCAGCAATTTATGGAGAACTTGCAGGCAGGGAACCTAAAACGTCTTCCCTCACAAGAGGAGATGCTTCAGGGTGCTCCAGAGATGGAGCGGGTTGGCATCACACAGGGGGCATTGCCTATGTTCGGAGGGCTTGGTGGCATAGGCAGGAACCTCATCACGGGGGCAGGCAGGGAGGTGACCAAGCGAGGCGGTCTTCCGGCGCTCAGAAGGGGCTTTATGGCTGATGACTTCCTTGAGTTTATCCCGATGGGGGTTTCCCCAACACAACTGGCCGGAAGCGCCGCCACAACTCAGCTTGGATCGCCGGTTGAGGGTGTTAGTTACAACCCAGATTTTTCAGGCGTTGACGAGTCACGTACGTTGTTGCCGCCCGATCTTCGGGCAATTCAAGCTAAGACCGAGCTGGATCAGAGAGAGTCTCTTGGTATAGACCCCAAGCCACCTATGGCAGACTCTATTTTGGCCGACTCTGTTCCAAAAGGCGGCATAGAAGAGAAAGGCGGCGGTGATGAAGTGCAGGCTACTTCTGCCGACAGAATGGCAGAGCTTCTGGATCGCATGGGCAGAACCAACAGAGGTGCGGCACTCGTTGCACTTGGCACTGGTATAGCAGAAGGCAAGACTATGGAAGGCGGCAGAGAGGCCGCAAACATACTCGCCAAGGGACAGCAGGCTCAGACCAAGCTGGAAATAGATGCCACCCAGTTTGATGAGCAGATGGACTTGCTTGAGCAAAGAGTCCAGAACGCGGCCAGAAGCGGTAATGCCTCAGTGATTGCCGCTCTTGTGACAGCTACAACTAGAGAGTTAGAGGCTCTGGATACGGCGGTTGGCAGGGAGGACGAGGCCACAATGAGGAGAATTCAGTCCCTAAGGAATACTCTCAGTGAGCTAAGGAGGATGTACATGCCAACCTCTGACGAGGCGGGCGGTGTGTACAGCTTTGGATCGTTAGCAACCGGCTCTCCATCAAGAACAGGCTCCTAAGTCATGGATGTTCGCCTACCCAACGGGAATGTTGTTACTGATATTCCAGAGGGAACAACTCAGTACGAACTGGCAGAGCTTGCGATAGCAAACAATATCGCCTCCAAAGCAGATTTTCCCGACCTTTTCTTTTCCGACATTGCTCCGGTGGGTGAGGTTCCAGAGGATGACACAACATTCCTTGGAGGCTTGGGTGAGTTTGGTAAGCGTGGTCTTGGCGGCACAGTTACCGGCCTTTCGCGCATCGGAACTGGTCTTGCCGAGCTAATCCCCGGAGTTGACGATGATTCCGCTCGCGAGGTACAGCGAGATATAGATCAGTTTGTCGCTGATAAGCTCGCCTACGACCCTGCTTACGATGACACTTATGCCGCTCAATTAGGCACCGTTGTTGGCGAAATGGTGCCGATGGTTGGGTCTTTCTTCTTGCCGGGAGGATTGCCTGCAAGAGCCGTACAGCTTGCCACGATGATCGGCCCGTCTGTCTCTGAAGGCGGCATGGATCGCGCAGAGTACGAGGCGAGGACAGGCGAAGAGCTTAGCACCTTTGAGAGACTGGCATCGAAGGGCACGGATATAGCTCTCGGGAGATTGGAGCAGTTTGGTTTCCCTTCTAGGGTTCTAAAGGGTCTACCGAAGGGACATTTCCTCACCCCAGAGGGAAGCAAGCACCTCAACAGGATGGAAGATGTTTTGCGACAGGGTGTCAGGGAAGGCGCTCAAGAGGCTATGCAGAGCATCGCCAGAGATATGACCACCCTCGCCATTTACGACGAAGACCGAAAGATCGGTGAAAGCGCGGTAGAGGACTTCCAACTTGGTGGCGGCGCTGGCGCCATATTTGAGTTGGTGCTGGGCTCTGTTGCCAGTCGAGGCCCGAAAGCGAAAGCGCCTTCTGAAATGCAGGAGCTTACCGAAGAAGAGATCGGTCAGGAGCAAGAGAGAAGAGAGGAAGAGTCAAGAAAAGAGGCGGCGCGGCGGCGCGAAATGGATGATGTCGTTTCTGCTGGCACTGGCGAAAGATTTACCGGTCCTACCATGCCTGATGAGGTCAGAAAAGACCCGCTAGATACCAGTCAGCTCGATCCAAATCGCGATTTAGAATCAATTGCTAACGACGTTATTAGAGTGTCTGGCTCTAGGTTGCCTGTAGACGCGCAGTTTAACGTCAAGACTGAAGGCAGAAAGAGCTTTGTAGAGCAAGATGGAGAGCAGTTTGGCCCGGCATTTGACGATCCCTTGTCCGCGCAGGAGCTTGCTAACAGGCTAACAGGAACAAGCCAGCAGTTACGAAAGACCGCAGAGATCGACTATATTGTTGATAACGCTGGCCTTGAATACGACAACATACAGGCTGACGAGGCAAAGCGACTCGGTCGAGCGGTTCTTTCTGATTCTGAGAGGGTGATCAGCGTTGCAGATGCAAACCTAGCCACTGGCCGAGACATAGGCTCTGCTATCAACAGGTCAAGAGCAAAGCAGAAAGAAAACGAAATACTCAAGAATGAGAAAAGGAAGGCAACAACAGACGAGATAACCTCTGTTCAGTCTGACTTTGTTTCGCTCAAGGAGATAAGAGCCGCTAATAAAGGGGATATCGGCAGACTTGGCGATGTTATTGCCGAAAAAGATGCAGATTTCTTGGCGTTTCGTGATGACCCTCGCCCCACAGAATCGCCCACATCCCCTACGCGCCCCAGACAGCCAGCTCTAGGCCGTCGCCAGCAAGCACTAAAAACCTTTAGTAGCTCTTTTGAAAACGCTATATCGTCAGAAAGGGCGTTCAAGGAGTTGCTTGCCCGTAAGCGGATGGATGTTGATGTAAACTCAAACGAGTTTCGCGGCTTAATCAAAAAGACCCTCGGCAAGACCCCTCCCAAAAAAGACCCTCTTGCAAACCTAAGCCCCAACGACCGTCGATATCTGTATCACAGAATTAGACGCCTTCCCAGCTTTGAGTCTCAAGCCACAAAAATTCCTGACTTCAGTGTTAAGACGCCAGACGCAGAGACCGTTCGCCGTGCTCGCCGTCAGGTTGAGGTCGATGCAGACCCAGCAGATGTCATAGCTCAGAGAGCAACCAGCAGGGCAGAGGCTCGTAGGGTAGAAGATGAGGCTAGGCGCACCGCTGGCCCTCGCATAGATCGCGCCGAACAGGGCGTAGAGCAGGGCATGGAGGTCGCTGAGTACGACATAGAGACGTCGGGTCTTGCACAACAACTCAAGGATATGCTGAACAAGTTTGGAGTTAGCGACGAAGTTTCAGTCCGACTTGTTGAGAAGCTCGGTACGGCTCGTAGAGATTCCGACGGAAATATATACATTCTCGGTCGCGATCCAAGAGACATGGATGCCGACGCGCAAGAGTATGGCGTTTTCACCGCAGGCGCTAGGGTCATTCAGGTTGGTCTTGAAGGCGTCAGGGATCGCGTAAAGGACGGCGCAACCTACGAAGAGGCCGTTGCTAGAGCCATGAACCATGAGATCGTTCACGCCCTGCGCAGAATGGACTTGTTTACCAGAGAGGAATACAGCCTTCTTGAACGATTGAGCCGCAAGTATGAAAAGCCCGGAGACGGGATGACATATGGTCAGTGGGCAACAAAGAATTATGAGGGCTTGGATGCGATACGCCAGCAGGAAGAAGCGATTGCAGAGATGATCTCTGATGCCCTTACAGATGGCGTAGTTATTGACAATAAGGTTACCAAGCCTACCGGCAAACCGGCGGCTATCTTTAAGAAGATAGTCGATTTCTTCAAGGATTTGGTTGGCATAGCAGAGAGGGCTGACACTGACATTGACTCGTTCAAGGCACTGGTTGATGAGATACAAGGCGGCAGGGTTGGCCGCAGGGAGCGAGGCGTAGTCAGGACGGCACTAGAGCGAGATTACGAAGCGCGTCAAGACACAGAACGAGGCATAACCACTGCTGATTTGGCAACGAGAACAGGCGACCGCAAACCATACGTCTTGAGGGACGTTGTGAGAGAGGAAAGGAGAGAGACGCCCGAGGAAAAGAAGGGTCAGCGCATGGAGGATGCGCCGGAAGTTGATGATGAAATGTTCAGTCGCAGAGTAAAGCGTGCGGCAGAGCAAGATGCGGAAGATGCGATCCAAAAGGCTGAGGACAAATCATTCAAAGGAAAGGGAAGGGAGGCAGATGAAGCAGGGGTGGACGCCCCGTCTCCCTCCAAAAGAAAGATTGATCCAGCGAAGGTAGAAAAAGCTGTTGCTGACAATCTAGAAGCAATAAAAGACAACCCCCAGTCTGTCCCCCGATTTAGCGTAAAGGCGTCTCCCGAAGCGCAATACATTGCAAGAAACCCAGACGCTGGGTTAAAGCCGCCGCCCGACGAAGAAATGTTCTCAAAGAAGAAGGACAGTGCCGCCGTCGATAAGCTGACAAAAGGCCCAGATCGGGAAGCGCCCAACTTCAAGGTCTTCATGGACGCCACCGACATTGGCGACATCGGGACGTTTTTCACCAGACTGAAGAAAGGTGCAATCAACAGGTACGCGCCGCTAGAGAAGTATTATCAGAAAATTCCCGGTCTGAGAGAGCTAGAAGCTGATTCCAGTGCTATGGCGGCGGCTCTTTTTGCTGATAAGTCAAAGGCAATACTTGCATCTGCGATCAAGTATGGCGTGCCTGTATACAGAGATGGCCTGACGAAGGTAGAAGATTTTACGCACACAAGCAAAAAGTATAAGAGGTTGAATGGCACATATCGCGGCTTGATAGGCGTGATGTCACTGATACACAACAAAGAGGACGGCGATTTAAGAAAGTTGGCTCAAGCCTATGCGATGGTTCAGCGCGGAAACTATCTTGATAAGCGGGGACAGCTAAGTCCTGTCGATCCCAAGACCCGAAGGGAGATTCTTGCGGAGGTAGACGCGCTGACGCAGAGCGATGGATACAACCCCATCAAAGGCTGGCACGAAGTTTGGATGGCGTACAACGACAAGACGATAGACTTCCTCAGAGATACGGGCATTCTTAACGACGAAACCGCAGACGTATGGCGTGACTCTTCATACATACCGTTCTACAGGACGGGAGAGAAAGACAACCTACCAAGAAACGCAAAGAACGTGTTTGGCGATCTGTCTCGCATGGCAGAGTTTGTTGCATATCGCGGCAGTGAAAAGGCTGTGGACGTTGGCTTAGTTGAGTCTGTGACAACGAACCTCAACGCCGCAATCGATATGGGCATGAAGAATGTCGCACAGCAACGCATAGTCAGGGACATGCAGAACTTGGGTCTGGCAAGGCAGGTTCCCAAAGACACCCCAGAAAAAGACGGCAACTATGTTACCTTCAAAATCAACGGCAACAAGGTCAAGTTTGAGATTGATGACAACCTAATACACGACTCGTTGCTGTCATCTGCCGGTATTGGCTTTCCAATGGCAGAGAAATACCTTGGAATGCCAGCCAGCTTCTTGCGTGAGATGGTGACCAGAGACCCCGGCTTTATGTTTGCCAACATGATGCGGGATACGCTGTCTACATGGGCAACTTCTGGTGCTGACTTTACACCGTTCAAGGACACTTTCGGGAGATTCAACGATGATCTTGAGCGCCTAGAAAAACTTGGTGTGGTCGGCGGGTATGACTTCGCGATAGACAGGGCGGACATTGGCAAGTTTTATGAAAACGAAACCAGAAAGAGGGGTATTTCTGGCGACCCCATAAACATGTTCGTCAACCTGTGGAATGTGGCTGGCGACTTTACAACCAAATCGGACGCGGCAACCAGACAGGCTGTTTATGACGATGTTCTTGCCAGAACAGGCAATGAGGCAGAGGCCGCGTTTCAAGCGATGGAAATCATCAACTTCTCCAGACGCGGTTCTAACCCTTATGTGAAACTTATTACAGCGACAATACCGTTCCTGAACGCACGTTTCCAAGGTCTGGATGTGTTCATGCGCTCTCTTGGTGGTGATTATTCAGCGGTAAGAGAAGAGCAAAAATCCAAGATACAGCTAAGACTAGCTGTCCGCGCCAGCACGATGATCGGCGTCACCGCCCTTTACTATGCGCTTGCAAGCGGAAATGATTGGTATGAGGAGCAGGATGAAGAGGTCAGAGAGCTTAACTGGTTGATACCCACTCCGTGGGGCGTGCCATTTAAACTACCCATTCCGTTTGAGGTCGGCCTGTTGTTCAAGACGCTTCCAGAGGCAATGCTTGCCAACTTCGCTGGCAGGCAGTCTGACAGGGAAACGCGAGAGACCATACAGCGTGGCATAGAGTCAACGCTTGAGATCAACCCGCTTGGCTTCCAGATCATAGCCCCATTTGCAGAGGCCGCTCTCAATCGAAGCGCTTTTACCGGAAGGCCGGTTGTCCCAATCTACATGAGTCAGATAACACCCGGACTGCAAACAACAATGAACACTCCAGAGTTTATCGCTGATGTTGGTGAGTTGTTAAATATAAGCCCCATGAAGATAGACCATGTGGTCAGGGGTTATACAGGAACTCTTGGCTCCTATGCGGTGGGGCTGGCAGACGTCTTATATAGATCAACGATTGACGGGGCGCTTGGTGATGACATCGGGTTTGCTGGCGAACGTCCATCCAAAAACATGTTTGAGTTTCCGTTATGGCGGCGCTTCTTCGGAAGGAAGGAGGGAGGTGGCTTGAGGGCGGACGTATACGACATGTATTACGACATCCAAGAGGTTGTCAGAACGATGAACGAGCTTGAGGACTCTGGCAGGCTTAACGAGCTAAGGGCGTTCATTGCCGGTCGTTCTCACGTTCTTGCCTTGAAAGACGATGTCTACTACCTCAGAAACCGAATGACTAAGGCGCGTCAGGAGAAGGAGCAGATTCTTGCCGCCGATATAGACCCCAAGAAAAAACAGAAGCTCATGGAGCAAATAGACGCCACGATAAATGACGAGTTAAAGGCAGTCGTTCCTGAGCTAAAGCGCCTGAGAGACGCTCCTGCGTTCCAGTCAACTTACTGATTTCTGGAGGTTACCTTGCTCCTGACATATTTGTACAAAGCGACAGTGGTCAGGTGCATTGACGGCGATAGTGTCATATTTGATATAAATTGCGGATTTGATATAACCCTTAAAAATCAATCAGTTAGGCTGTATGGTATTGACACGGCAGAGACTCGTGGCGGGACAGAAGAGCTAAAGGCGCTTGGCAATTTGGCAAAGGACTATGTGTCCCAGATGATCCCAGAAGAATCAGAAGTCCTGCTGAAAACACACCTAGATGGGCGGGGTAAATTCGGACGCATACTGGCTGAGGTGTTTATGCCAGAGGCGCCCGATACAGAGGGTTATCAGCCCAGAAGCCTTAACGATATTCTGCTGGATGAGCTTCTTGCTGTGCCGTATTACGGCCAGTCAAAGGAGGACATCATCAATCAGCACCTCATTAACGTACATCACCACAGGGCTGAGGGACGAATACCTTAGCCTTGGTCGCAGGCTCTTTCGTAAATCTGATCGTCCCATGTATACCCCAGCAGATAGGGGGTATAAGCGTCACACCAAGCCGGAGAACCCGGCTCTAAGCCATCCGTAGGAGATTCTTCTGGGTCTACCTGATCATTCGGCTTCTTGTGTGTAAAGTACACGTTACCGTTATCGTAGTCCTTTTTCTGATACATCTTTCTGGCCTTGCTGACATACACATGCTCATTGTCCTTGAGCGTGTAAGCCGTGCCGTCTTCGTAGTAGATCACCGTCTGACCATACAAAGCTGACGGGATTATCAGTGCGACAATGGCGGCAAGATATTTTAACATCACAGACTCCTGTTGGTGGACGAAGCTCAAGTTTATCAGCATATATCTTTGCTCACCATGATACAAACGCGAACATTGTCCCAAAAATAACACCCTCATCTGCCGACAAAACGCACCACAGCGAGTAAAAACACACACAGATAAGGGGTAATACATACTCAGGCAGGTCTTTAGTCACTCAAGCATCCCCCTTCATCTTCTTTGTCACGAAAAAACCCTCATGTTCAGGATGGTGCGCCATGAATAAACGGGCGTAGTAAGCGATAAAATCATTGCTAATCTTGAAGTCGCAACCAGATGTCTCAATCGCAGTCTCCCACCGTATCCTATTGACTATCAGCCAAGCACTACACCTCTTGTGTCCGCGCCTGATCGCTTGGAAGGTAAACCTCTTGAACAACTCGTAAACATGGGGGTTTTGCTTATGCCATTCCCACCACGCCTGCTTACGAGTCATCTTGCCCATCGTTCAATATCCTCACCGCGTTTTCTAGTGACTTGATTGCCTCAGAGATATTCTCTACGGCATCACGATTGTCCTCCACAAGCTCCTCAATCCGTGCCAGTCTTTCGACCACCGTCTCTATAAACTTGTCAGCAGTAGCAATGGCATCCGTGTACGCCTCGCCCTCAAGTTTGAGCGTAAACTTGCCCGTCATAATGACTCCTCTGTGGCTGGGGGCGGCACGTCAAATCCCATCTCTGCCGCCACCCTGCATAATGTTTCGATAAGCTCGGAGTAGTCACCACGGGTAGCATCGTTGCTACGCTTCACTGGGCGTCGAACTACCCCGAACTTGGTGTCGATCTCCTCTGAACCATAGCACTGGCAGAGAAGCTCGTTGTGCATCTCGTCAGGGGTCAATCCGCAGAACTTTGCGAACCCACCGCACCATTTTCTGTAGTAATTTTCTTGCGGTCTTGATCGGTGAGTCCGTAATGGTTTCACCTCCAGAGTTACTCCGTGCTTCGACTGAAGATTGACCTCCAGTATTTGTGGTGCTACTTGCGGAAACTCCTGACACAGAGATTGAAGCACTCGCATCCGCTTGACTACTCTGCTCTTTGGTAGATGTATCTCCATCACTCATCCTTCATTCCTTCTATCGTGATGACGCCCTGATCAATACGGCGCATCAATGTTTTGACTATGTTGAACAGGAACTGTTCTGACCTGTCGATCTTCTTCTCAAAAGTCCCCCCGCCACCAGCCACATCAAATTGATAGTGGCACTTGTGGCAGAGGTCAGCGATAGCTAGATCATGCGGCTTGTGACCCGTCCCCTTACCAAGCAGGTGTGCGCGTAGACCGGTGTAGTGAGCCGCAACCACGGTGCCATCCCTGACACCGCAGTTGACACAGGACTGATCCTTCGCCGCGTCGAGCAGTTTTTTAGACCTGATCAAAACGGAATGTCGTCTTCTTCCAGCTCAATCGGCTGGGGTTTGGGCGGGGGCGGGGGAGCGGCTTGTGCCTCTGCATCCCAAAACACTTCAGCCGTGACGTACTGGTATTCCTGCCCAGTGTCCTTTGCCTTGCGGTTCCATGAGGCGATCTGAATCTTAGGCTCCTTGCCCTCCTTTGCCTGCGCGATCAACCCTTTCATCTGCTCAGAGCTGATCTTCACGTTCCCCTTCATGTCAGGGTGGGTTGGCTTGGCCTTGTCCTTGTTAGGCCATAGACCGCCATCGGTCTTGTGGTACTTACTCATCGTTAGACTCCTTGTTTTTCAGGGATTGCCTGAGAGCGCCAAAATGCGCCTTCAGTTGCGTGAAATGCTCGGGATAGTCGCTGTCCAGCAAGTCGATAACCTTCTTGTTATCGCTCCAAAAACTGATCAGCTCCTGCTCGGTGCCAGTGGCGAACGTGTCAGCCGTTTGGCAGATAAAGTCCACCACCTTGGAAGCCTCTTCAGGATCGCCAATAGTGTCGGGTATGCCGCCTATGGGCGTGACGTTGTCGGCCTTTTTTGGCGGTTCCTTCTTGGCGGGTGACTTCTTGGGTGCAGGCTTTTCTTCTGCCGCAGGCTCCGTTTGGGTGGGCAAATCCTCACCAGCGTAAATGTAGTGGCCCAGACCGTACATGGCGAGACACTTCGTCAGACAGCGCATACGAGTGTCAGATACTGCTCTGGTGTCAGGCTTCACAATCGCCTTGTTCTTGTAGTCCATAACAGGTAGCCACATGAGGCGATCAAGCTCTCCTATCTTAACGCTACACCAAACAGTGGCGCGGCCCTCGCTGTCCCACTCTTCGTTGAGAAACTGGTATGTGGCCTCTGGGTAATGCTCCATCAAGATGCCCCACGCCCACGCCCAAGACAGGTAGGTCAAGCCGTTTTTCTTCTCGGCTTTCTCAGAGCAGTCTATGGCGCTCAGTGTCTTCCACACACTGGCGTATGTGTGCTTTGATTTGGCGGCGGTCATGCTACTTTCTCCGATAGTTCTAGCCAGTGCTCGTTGGCCTCGCGAACACCAAGTTGATCTTCAAGCCATCGACCATCCAGCTTCTCAAAGCTGGTTTCCAGCGTGAGGTCAACGCGATCATCCCCCATGCCAACTACCGTGGATACTCTCCACACTGGGTGATATGGGTAATCCTTTGGGTCTATGCAATCAACGGGGAAATTTGGCGTGATCTTGTTGCAGAGTGTCTTAGCCGAATCCTCCGCATCCTCAATATCAAATGCCATTATCCATACGTTCTTCGTCACTCTTGTTGAGCCTCCTACTTCTAGCTTGATGATCGCTATGTAGGACTCAAGAGATAAGCCATCCTTTTCTGTGCTCATGCGATACTCCTATCGTTTTGAGAATTTCACTGGGCGTTAGCTTGAAGAACAGTCCTGAGTTCATATCACCAACGTACTTGTCGCTGATATAAAACCTAATGCTGTCTCCGCTAACGGTTATCTTTAGTTTGTGCGTGGTTATCTGATTCAATGCGACAACCTTGCGGTAGAACTCGGGGTCAGTCTGAATCATGACCATGCCTCGCTCTCGTACTGCTCACACCAGTCTGCAACTCTGCACCAGTTGTCTTCACACCTGATACAGCGTCCGACACGATGCTCCAGCTCCAGACCTTGTTGGTCTGCCATGAATTGCTCCGCCTCCTCCGTAGAGTTAAATACTCGTAATGCTCGCTTGTTGCCCTTCTTCTTGACAGCAAACGAGTCGTCCTTTTTCCACCGCTCCTCATCAGAGCAGTGTGGGATGTGACCGCCAGTCAGCCTTTCATACTCAGCGTGTTGGTGCAGTGCGACCCGCTCCTTAACGTAGGCGTTCCTCTCCTCCTTAGACCACAGGGGGATAGGGACTACCATCATCGGTGCGGCAGGATAGTTGGGGGCTTGCTTTGCCTTCGACCGTTGCCAGTCTCTGAGCACAGCT